GCTAGCCCCGTGGTGCGATCACCTTTACGCAGGTGATCTCGCGTGGTGGGATGCGAACGTTTCCAAAGTTCCTGACGGCCCTAAGCGCTGGACGTGTACCCGCCAGGCGTCCGCTAAGCACGCTCTGAACCTGCACACCGCGTATGGCGAGTACAACAGCGGGTTGCGCGCGATCGAACTGGCCTTTCAGCTAGGCGCGGAACGCGTCCTGCTTCTCGGGTACGATTGCACGGTGCAAAGCGGTACGCACTGGCACGGCAACCATACAGACACGAAGAACCCCGACGAAGCATTGTGCAGGAAGTGGAACAAGCAACATTGCCGGTTGGCGCAGAAAGAAAGCGTGGTGAATTGCTCGCGTAGCACAGCACTGACGGCGTACCGTTTAGGCTATCTTGAAAAAGAGTTGCAAAAGGTTGTTGACACTTGTGATGCGAGTGACTAAAGTTCGAATCACGGCTGAAGCGGAAGCTGCAGCAAATCGCAGGAGCCGTCGCTAACGCGTCGAAGTGGCGTGACAGTGCGGAGAGACGCACCGCGACAACGAGAGCAGACTGTGGGTCAACTCGATAAAAATGCGCCCACTTGAATTTGACCAGGTAGTGTAATTGGCAACATGCCGGCCTCCAAAGCCGTGCGTTCTAGGTTCGAGTCCTAGCCTCGTCGCCAGTCAACCAACGCCGCAAAGAGGACTCGGAGCCTCATTAAAAATTCCGAGGCCTATTCCCGTCGTGCCCTCCTTGACCCGCTTCGGCGGGTTCTTTTTAATTGGAGATTCAAGATGACTTCCGAACAATTCGCGTATTGGCTACAAGGTTTTTCAGAGCTGAATCCGACTCTAGAAGCCCCTTCCACGGAACAGTGGAAAGCAATTCAGGATCACCTGAAAACCGTATTCGTGAAAATAACCCCTACGGTACAGACAGCGCCGTACACCACTAAAACATTGCAAGATTTCCTCCGGAACGTTCCGACGATGCCGACCCCGGTACTCACATGTTAATCCATGGAATGTTGGGGCTCGGAGACAATCTCTATGAGCGCGCCTTCATCAAGGCGCTACCAAAACCCGTTTACCTTTCGACCCCCTGGCCGTTCATCTTCCACGACATCCCAGGCGTCCACTTCATCCGTCCGCAAACCACGCTGCGTACCCAAGCGAAGAACATCGCGCGCCATGCCGATTGGGTAATGCCGCCGACGCGCCAACCTACCCGCCAGATACGCTACGGCGCCGAGGGCATAATTCCCGGCATGACAGCCAGCTTCGGCGTCGCGCCCGGCGCGTTCGACTTGCCGCCGCTTCCGCCGTCACCTGAGCAGGGTAAATACGTCGTCGTGCGCCCGGCTACGGTGCGTAGCGAGTGGCGAGCCGATACGCGGAACCCCGCTTCGCTGTACATTGATTTAGCGGCACGCCGGGCCAGCGAGAACGGTTATAAGGTGATCAGCGTTGCTGACCTTGTAGAAGGTGTTGAGTGGGTAGCTGACTATGAACCGTACGCGGATGTGAAGTACCACAAAGGCGAACTGCCAGTCGAACAGCTCCTGTCGCTCGTCGCTAACGCCTCGGCGGTGATCGGCGGCATCGGCTGGCTGGTGCCGGCTGCGTTAGCGGCCAAGGTTCCCGCATGGATCATCTGCGGCGGCCAGGGCGGTTTCAATTCGCCTGCGCAGATCTGCCCGGCCGGTAGTACAATTACGTTTGCCGTGCCGGACAACTTTTGTCGCTGCCGGTTGAAGACCCATAACTGCGACAAGAGGATCTCCGATTATGACTCAAAGCTTACCGCGTGGGCTGATAAAGCCCTCCCTCTGGTGGTCTGAGGAACTCGGCTACGGCTGGCACAGTGCGCCACCGATGACCTACAGCGGCGAGTACTTCGCCCACTACCAGAAGCTCGACGAAACGCCTATGGGCGCTGCACTGACCAAAGCCCGATTGGAACTGGTCGAGAAGTACACGAAGGCTTCCCTCGGCGTTGACATCGGCATCGGCGGCGGGCGCTACGTCAAAGAGTCGTGGGGCGATGGCTACGACGTGAGTAGCGAAGCGGTGGAGTGGTTGAAGCAAACAGGTTCCTACAAAGACCCATATTCCGAAAGGGTTTCCCACGTCACCTGCTGGGATAGCTTGGAGCACATCCCGGAGCCCGAAAAGCTTCTCGTCCAGGTAGACGACTGGTTCTTCGTTTCGCTGCCGACATTTGAAAGCGCGGAAGAGGCTTTGCAGTCCAAACATTTCAAACCGGCTGAGCATTTATGGTATTTTTCGATCCCCGGTTTGATCCGGTGGTGTGAGGATCAGGGCTTCCAGGTTATGGAAGTTAACCACGCCGAAACGGAATTGGGCCGGGAAGGCATCACGTCCTTTGCTTTCAAACGAGTGGCGTAGTAACTTACCACTTCCGGAATACACACCATTGCAATGGAGTTTCAGAATGATGATTAAACGTTGCCTGAGTTTTATCGGCCTCGCGCTGGCGATGTGCTTCAGCTCTTTCGGCGCCTACGCTTCCGAGCGTGTCGGCTTTGGCGAGAGCATTTACCGTGCGGTAGCGTACGTGCAGCCATACGGCGGCGAGCATGTCAAACACGCGTTGACCTTGGCGCAATGGCGAACGAGTAGCGGCGCAGAAGAAAGCCCCGTTAAGTCCAACCTGATCGCTTTGAGCAACCACTTCGGTATGGCCAGCGCTGCACCTTTCGGCGATGTCGACGAGCGGCCGGACGTTTAAAAGGTTATCCTGATAACCTTTAAATCCGCCTGAAGCGTTAAAAGCCCTGACCTAAAAACTCAGGGCTTTTTCTTGCCTGTGATAAACTCCGCACAAACCGAGGGCGACGACATGGCCGATTGGATCACCTATAAGCTAAAAGGCGCTGATGAGCTAAGCAGGATCTTTAAGACCCTTCCTCAAAAGCTGCAACGCGAAATTGTTGTGCCCGCAGCAAAGGAGGCGATGCAGATCGTGCTAACGGACGCTAAAGATCGCGCCTCGCGCCTCGATAACCCGGAGACGCCGAACTATATCCCGAAGAACCTGGACATGATCGAAGACAAAAAGTTCTTCGAGGAAACGGGTTCGACAAAGGTGTCGGTAGGTGTGCGCAAACGTAAACGCGGTGTAGGCGGCGGCAACACTTATTACGCCGCTCTCTTCCTAGAGCTCGGGACAAGCCGCAGCCGAGCATTTCCGTTCATGCGTAACGCGCTGAACCAAAACCAACAGGCTGTGTTTCAAGAATTCCTAAGCGTCGCCAAACTCAAATTAATTGATCTCGGGCTCAACTAATGGATACACCATTCTTCACTGTGTGCAAAGAAGATACCACCGTCCAGGGGTTGCTCGGCGGCGCGCTGCCCCGCATATACCCGTTTGGCAGTGCTCCTCAATCGGTCGTCAAGCCCTACGTGGTCTACCAGTGGATTGACGGCAACCCCTTTAATACCTTGAACTGCCGCCCGGGAGCCGACCGCGCCGTGCTCCAAGTGGACGTGTACGGCACCACCGCGGCCTCCAGTAATACCGTTGCGGAAGCGATCCGGTACGCCGTGGAACTGGACTGTCACATTACGTCGTACAGGGGCACAGACCGCGAACCGGACACCCTGCTTTACCGCACTGGCTTCGACCTAAACTGGTTGGTCAATCGCTAATTTGCGAATCCATCGGCGCATGGTATGCTTCCGGCGTCAACACCCACTTCCACGAGGCTACACAAATGCCAATTCCCGCGCAGGGCACAGACCTTTTTACCATCGATCCCGATACCGGCCTGTTGCTGGACGTGGGTTGCATTACTTCCATTGACGGTATCGACACGGCAATTGACCAAATCGAGACGACATGTCTTAACGACACTTCGCGCACCTACGCCGCGGGCTTGGCTACTCCGGGTGCCGCGACATTCGGTTTGCAATTCGACCCTTCCGACGTAAACCATATCCGTCTGCACCAGCTTAAGACCGCCGGCGTAACCCTCAAGTGGGCAATCGGTTTTTCCGATGGCAAAGACATTCTGCCCACTATAGGCACCGACAGTTCCGGCGAGGATGAATTCGTCTTGCCGCCGACCCGAACCTGGTTGACTTTCGAAGGCTACATGAACAGCTACCCATTTGCCTTCGCGCTGAACACCATGGTCACCTCGACTGTTGGCATTCAAGTGTCCGGCGACCCAGTTCTCGTTCCTAAGTCGTCGAGCTAACCCATGGCCTTGAACCTTAAAGACCTCGTAGCCCAGGGTGCGTTCGTCAAAGAGCCTTTCGTGAAACGCCAAATCACTTGGCACAACACCGAAGGCGAAGAGCTGACCGCCGACATCTGTGTGCGCCTCGCCTCATATCACACGATCACCAATACGTGGAAAGCGGCAGAAGGGAACCAAGAGCACCTGGCCGCACGGATTGCGAC